ACAAACACCAAAGGTTGTATACTCCTTGGAAGAAATTTTAAAAAAGATAATAACGAGTATGTTTTATTAGATTCTGAATTGGCAATGGGTGATATGAGAGAAATTTTAAAAGGTTGTGAGAAATTTTATCTTGAGGTAAAAGATGTATGAATTAAATAGATTAGCCATGCGTACTGGTGACGTTATAGCCTTTTCTGGCAAAGGCCGTGTTTCGGAAGTTATAAAAACATATACTAGATCGGACATAAGTCATGTGGGGATTGTTTTTAAAAATGAAAATGGTCGTGTCATAATAATGGAATCTACAACCTTATTAGACAAACCCGATCTAGTTACAGGCGAGTTTGTAAAAGGTGTTCAACAACAGTATTTATCAGATAGAATTAAGGCATATGACGGCTCAGTTTACTGGTGTGGACTTACTGAAAATATAAAAATCCAAAAACAAGCCGACATGATCAAATGGTTATCTGATATACACGGCAAGCGCACATCATATGACGCCCTGGGAGCTGTGTTAGCAGGTAGTTACGCATTAAACACTTTTGATTTTGCAAGAGATGAAGACTTTAGTAGTTTGTTTTGTTCAGAGCTTGTTACCAAAGCTTTGCAAATTGCAGGCGTTGTATCTGATAAAATTTTAGCAGCAAGTCAAACACCGCAAGATGTTTTAAACTTTAAGTGTATAGCTCCTAAAGTTTTATTGACCCTTTAATACAAGTATACTTTAACTAAATAAGTAGTCTAGTGTGGTTACTCGCAATCATGTCTATCATACAATACAAATGCTTTTGCTTGTTCCAAAGTCCTTATAGCGTGTGGATAAGATTTATATTTACCATAATGCCTTTCTGTTTTTATTATCGATTTATAAGGTATAGCCGAATACCCTAAACCTTCCAAATATTCTATAATTTTTTCCTGTTCTTGATTTATTAAATTTATCATTATTTTAACTCCTATTGTTTTGAATTATCAAAAAGATCGATACCCAGCTTTGAGTGCTCTTACTAAGTCATTTGTGTCTATTGTGCCATCCCTTTCTAATACTGAGGTTTTAGCAGCATCATCACATGAACGGGTAATTTCAGCGTGACTTAATCCTGCTGCTTCTTTTTCAAGTGCATCCCAATCAATTTCTTTTAGTGTAAACTTGTATAGCCCGTTCTCAACAATCTGGCGAACTTGATTGCTTGAAGGTAATTCATATCGGATAACATCATCAAACCGTCTAAACAAGGCGAAATCTAAAAGATCAATGTGATTGGTTGCAGCTACTATAAGACTATCAGAATTATCCGCTTCCATAAATGTAAGAAAAGAATTTAACACTCTACGAATTTCTCCTACGTCATTTGAGCAATCTCTTTTCGAGCCTATGGCATCAAATTCATCAAAAAAATATAAACCCCGATCTGTTCTCATAAATTCAAATACTTGACGAAGTTTACTAGCTGTTTCACCCATATATTTGGTAATTAGTCCATCCAAACGGATAGTAAACAACGGCATGTTCAATTCACTAGCAAGGGCTGAAGCAGTCACTGTTTTACCTGTCCCAGGGGGACCGTATAATAGTAATTTCCTTCTGTTCTTAAGACCATACTGCCGGAGCTTAGATTGTTGGCGGAATTCTAAAATTAGCCTTTTAAATACTTTATTTTGTTCTGGAGAGAAAGTAAGACTGGATAACCTAATTTTTGGCTCGGTTACGGTTAGGAGTGCATCTTTGTCCAGTTTACCATCTTTTATTGTAAGCGTCATTTTATATCCTCGTTTTTTTTTGCACTAATTTAACATTATGTAAACTATATTTTATATCCTGTTTGTAACTCGAACATTTCCTTTAAATAATCCAAGATCAAGCGAGGCTAAAGAATTACATTTATAAAACTCAACATCACCGTTAAAAGTAGCTTCATTTACCGAGCTTAAGTAATCGCATCCATTAAAATTAACCTTATCGTTAAAAACAGCACCAGAAACAGAAATTAAAGATCTACACCAATTAAACTCAACATAACCGTTAAAAGTAGCTCCAGTAACTGTTTTTAAAGAGGGGCAATGAGAAAAATCAACACCACCGTTAAAAGTAGCACCAGCGACAGAGGCTAAAGAATCGCACCCATAAAATTCAACATAACGATAAAAAATAATGCCGGCAACCGAGGCTAAAGAATCGCAAGCTCTAAACTTAACATAATCGTTAAAAGTAGCACCTTCAAGCGAGGCTAAAGCATTGCAGTTATAAAACGCAACAACACCATTAAAAGTAGCACCTTCAAGCGAGGCTAAAGCATTGCAATACGAAAACCCAACATCAATTTTAAAAATTATCTCAACGCCTTCAATTTCTACAACATCATCTCCAAATTCTGCCAAGGCTTCTTTATCCAGTTTACCATCTTTTATGTATTCATCCGTTATTTCTATCATTATTTTATCTCCTCCCTTATAATTCGAACATTTCTTTTAAACAATCCAAGATCAAGCGAGGCTAAAGAATTACATTTATAAAATTCAACATTACCGTTAAAAACGGCACCAGAAACCGAGGTTAAAGACTTGCAATACAAAAACTCAACATTACCCTTAAAAGTAGCACCTTCAAGCGAGGCTAAAGCATTGCAGTTATAAAACGCAACAACACCATTAAAAGTAGCACCAGAAACCGAGGTTAAAGAATCAGACCAGCAAAACTTAACATTACCCTTAAAAGTAGCATCAGCAAGCGAGGCTAAAGCATTGCAGTTATAAAACGCAACAACACCATTAAAAGTAGCACCAGAAACCGAGGTTAAAGAATCAGACCAGGAAAACTTAACATTACCATTAAAAACGGCACCAGAAACAGAAATTAAAGATCTACACCAATTAAACTCAACATAACCGTTAAAAGTAGCTCCAGCAACTGAGACTAAAGAATCGCAAGCTCTAAACTTAACATAATCGTTAAAAGTAGCATCAGCAAGCGAGGCTAAAGCATTGCAGTTATAAAACGCAACAACACCATTAAAAGTAGCACCAGAAACTGAGGCTAAAGACTCGCAATACAAAAACTCAACATAACCGTTAAAAGTAGCACCAGCAAGCGAGGCTAAAGCATTGCAGTTATAAAACGCAACAACACCATTAAAAGTAGCACCAGCAAGCGAGGTTAAAGAATAGCATTCATAAAAATAAACAACACCATTAAAAGTAGCACCTTCAAGCGAGGTTAAAGACTCGCAATACGAAAACCCAACATCAATTTTAAAAATTATCTCAACGCCTTCAATTTCTACAACATCATCTCCAAATTCTGCCAAGGCTTCTTTATCTAGTTGACCATCTTTTATGTGTTCATCTGTTATTTTTATAATCATTATTTTAACCCCTCTTGTTTAAGGTTGGGGCAATGCTTGGCTTCAAAGCCTTTTTTAAAGGTTGCACCATCAACTGAGGCTAAAGAGTTACAATGCCAAAATTCGACATCACCGTCAAAAGTAGCACCAGAAACCGAGGTTAAAGAATCAGACCAGCAAAACTCAACATCACCATTAAAAACGGCACCAGAAACCGAGGCTAAAGAATAGCAATACCAAAACTGAACCTCACCGTTAAAGGTAGCACCAGAAACCGAGGTTAAAGACTCGCACTGCCAAAACTGAACCTCACCGTTAAAGGTAGCACCAGTAAGCGAGGCTAAAGCATTGCAGTTATAAAACGCAACACCACCATTAAAAGTAGCACCTTCAAGCGAGGTTAAAGACTCGCAATACGAAAACCCAACATAACCGTTAAAAGTAGCACCAGAAACTGAGGCTAAACGATTGCACCACGAAAACTTAACATTACCCTTAAAAGTAGCACCAGAAACCGAGGTTAAAGAATCAGACCAGGAAAACTCAACATTACCCTTAAAAGTAGCACCTTCAAGCGAGGCTAAAGCATTGCAGTTATAAAACGCAACAACACCATTAAAAGTAGCACCTTCAAGCGAGGTTAAAGACTCGCAATACGAAAACCCAACATCACTATTAAAAATTATTTTATCGCCTTCAATTTCTACAACATCATCTCCAAATTCTGCCAAGGCTTCTTTATCTAGTTGACCATCTTTTATGTGTTCATCTGTTATTTTTATAATCATTATTTTAACTCCTCTTGTTTAAGGTTGGGGCAACTATAAGCTTTAAAGCCCAGTTTAAAGGTTGCGCCAAAAACGGAAGCTAAAGAATCGCAGTTATTAAAAATGACTTTACCATTAAATGTAGCACCAGAAACAGATACTAAAGAATCGCAAAACAAAAACTCAACATCACTATTAAAAACAGCACCATCAACGGAAGCTAAAGAATCGCAATCACGAAACTCAACATTACCGTTAAACGTAGCACCCTCAACCGAGGTTAAAGAATAGCACCACGAAAAGTCAACATTACCTTTAAAAGCAGCACCAGCAACGGAACTTAAAGACCTGCAATGCAAAAACGCAACGTAACGGTTAAAAGTAACACCCGAAACCGAAGTTAAAGAATCGCATTCATAAAAATCTACATCAGTCTTAAAGACAATCCGATCACTTTCAAACGCTACCGCATCAGCCCCAAACTTTACCAAGGCTTCTCTATCTAGTTGACCATCTTTTATATAATCATCTGTAATTTCTATCATTATTTTATCTCCTCTTGTTTAAGATTAGGGCAGTCATAAGCTTCAAAGCCGCGTTTAAATGTAGCACCAGAAACAGATACTAAAGAATCGCAATCACGAAACTCAACATTACCGTTAAAAGTAGCTCCAGAAACAGATGTTAAAGAATCGCACCACCAAAACTTAACATTACCGTTAAAAGTAGCACCATCAATCGAGGCTAACAAATAGCATTTATTAAATTCAACATCACTATTAAAAACAGCACCATCAACGGAAGCTAAAGAATCGCAATCACGAAACTCAACATTACCGTTAAAAGTAACACCTTCAAGCAAAATCAAAGAATCGCACCGCCAAAACTCAACATTAGTTTTAAAAGTTATCTTATCACCTTCAAACTCTACAACATCTACCCCTAACGCAGCCAAGGCATCTTTATCGAGTTTACCGTTTTTTATGTGTTTGTTTGTTATTTCTATCATTATTTTATCTCCTCTTGTTTTAGATTAGGGCAATGGTAGGCTTTAAAGCCTTTTTTAAAGGTTGCACCAGCAACTGAGGTTAAAGAATCGCAATCCCAAAATTCGACATCACCGTTAAAAACTGCACCAGAAACCGAGGCTAAAGAATCGCACCGCAAAAAGTCAGCATTACCGTTAAAAGTAGTATTTTTAACAGAGGCCAAAGACTCGCACCAATATAATTCAGCATCACCATTAAAAATAACATCAGCAACAGAAGCTAAAAAATTACATTCACGAAATAAAACCCTATGGTTAAAAGTAGCACCTTCAAGCGAGGTTAAAGACTCGCAATACGAAAACCCAACATCACTATTAAAAATTATCTTATCGCCTTGAATTTCTACAACATCATCCCCTAGTAAGGCCAAAGCTTCTTTATCGGGTTTACCGTCTTTTATATGTTCATCTGTTATTCTTATAATCATTATTCTAACTCCTGTTTTCTATTAAAAGCATAGCTCATCTATATATTTTTTCTCAAGTCTTTTTAGTTCTTGTCCTTGTTTGTCTAGCTCTTCCACGTATTGCCTGTTAATCCTTTCCGCTTCTTGCTCTTGCCTATCTAATTCTTTTTCTAACCCTAAAAAAAAGAAAAACATTATCAGATTTACACCAATTGATATTATAATAAGTTCAAAAATAAATTTTCTCATTTTGCTTCCCCTTTTGTTTAAAAACGTGATTTAAAATTGTTAATAATTTTATCTAGCTTTTCTTCAGAGCTTATTAGCGTCTTGGCAATTTTACTAAAAGTCTCCTCATCTTGACTCACACGGCGTACATGCAGGGGGTTGCTAAAGTTAGGATTAAATAGTACATAATCCCACCACCTGCGCCCCGAAACATACAATGCAAATTGCATTTGTGTATAATGCTCAACGTTTATAGAGTCTTGATTAACAGCTTTTAAAAAATTATGGTTATCCATGCTTTTAATCTCTACTCCACCATCTTCACCTACTAGGCCATCTGGTGAAAAACCAGTTTTATTATTCATTTCACAAAAACCGACTTCATCAACTTTCACGTTATACTCAAGTTCATAAAGCATTCTTGCGTATCTTTCCATCTCATGGCCTCTAGCCGTGTGAATAGAATTAACCTTGCTACTATCACTTTTTACGCCTGTTATGCGCTCCGCTGCTATTCCATTTAATAACGTTTCTTTCAGCTGCGAATTGCCCATTAAAGTATGAAAAATACTTGCAGTAATTTTTCCTGTTCTAATAACGTCCCATTCAGGCGTGCCTTGTTCGAATTTATGTATTATCATGATTATTCCCCTCCATAAGCTCCTTTGCTTGCAAACTAACTAATTCTTGCTTGCGTAGGCTAAAAGCCTCAATAGCTGCTAATCTTTGATCTTTATCTTTCAGGCTTGCAGCGCATTCTTTCCACAGGGTATTTAAGCTTGGAATGTCACTAGTACCTTGTAGTTTAGTATTTATTTCTTCTAACAAAACATTACTACTGCTAGTATCAAAATCGTAATTTTCATTATCGATTTTATCAACTTCAACTGTAAGATCTCTAAAATGTCTTTTGCAAGCTCTTTTTATTAAGCTTTTCATGCACATTTCTTGCTCCCACATATTCCATATTGTTTTATCGGTTGCACATCTTTTTATCTGCTCAAAATCAGCCTTAGACATTGTTTCCAAAAAATCACCAGTAGGTAATTTAATTATACAATAGCCGCCTATTATAGGGGAGTTGGAAAACGGCTTTAATATCTTATGATCATAATGGATTTTGCCGTCAATCTTAGTAAATTCCACAGGCGCATCATCATCTCTTACTAGTTGGATATCAAATTTTGCATCTGGATATTTTTGCAGAACTAAGTTTTTATAAGCTTGATGTGTTAGGGTAATCCCACGTGATGTTACTATAACTACATCACCATCTATTCTTAATCCTGTTAATGCTACTTTCTCGTAATACTCTACCCATGTTTCATTAGATATTTTTTGCGCCCACGGATTAACTAGCGTCCCATCTTTTTTCCTGTTTGTACATAACTTGTCAATGTAGCCTTGATAGCGATTAACATAACCGCAATCGTGATGCTTTAGTAATTGCCCGAGTTTTTTTATCATTATGCTATGAGTCATATTTTATCTCCTATAAATTAAATTCGTATTTAAGATCTGCAATTAAGGCACTGCAAATGCCTTCAAGCTCACACGACCAGCCACTTGTAATATCTTCCGCTTTATTAGCTACGTCACCAAGTTGCCTTACTTCTCCTTCCACATAAGCATCAAGATCTTTAAACCTTTTTTGCAAATCTTCTATAAAATCTTCCAGAAGCCTTAAACTAGTTTCATCATAGTTAGGCTTCCAAGCTTCCTCTCTTACTGTATCTTCCATGAGATCGTCTAAAATTTGTGTATCCATAATAAAAACCTATTATTTGTTAATTGATATAAAATCTTATCCTATGGTAAAGATTCAGTCAAGTATAAAATTAATCTTTCTTTACCCTTAGTAAAGATTTATTGACTATTTTTTAATTTACGTATAAGATAAGTTCTTTTTTAACCTAATAAAAAGTATAGTTTTATGAGTGGCTCAATTAATAAAGTAATTTTAATAGGCAATCTAGGAAAAGACCCTGAAATAAAAGCAACGCAAAACGGAAAGGAACTAGCTAATCTTACCGTTGCGACCTCCGAATATTGGAAAGATAAAAGCACAGGCGCACGAAAAGAAAAAACCGAGTGGCACAAGGTAGTTGTCTTTAACAAAAATATTGTAGGCTTAGCAAAAACTTATCTAGCAAAGGGCGCAAAAGTATATATTGAAGGCTCTTTGCAAACAAGAAAATGGCAAGATCAAACAGGCAAAGACTGTTATAGTACTGAAATAGTGATCCAGGAGTATGCAGGCAATCTTACTATGCTAAGTAAAAATCAAGATAGCGTAACCCCATTGCCAGCAGATCAAGCGGACACTGGATTGCCGTTTGATGATAATGATGATGAAATACCTTTTTAAGGAGTGAAAAATGAAACAAACAAAAGGCCTTAAAGCCCTTATTAAATTTTTTGAAGAAAATAAGAGAGTGAGGCAATCTGCTATTGCACAGCTTCTAGGAGTCTCAGAAGCTTATATTTCTTTGCTTGTAAGCGGTAAAAAACAGCCGTCTTTAAAAACAGCTTGCACAATAGAAGCAATAACATCTGGAAAAGTTAAAGCTTCAGATTGGTTGATACAAATATGATAAAGCTTGTGTTTCCTTGGTTTAATCCTGTTTTAAATCCTAATGTTAAAAAATTCCACATGACTAAAGCAACGGCGCAAAAAAGCCAAAAAAAAGAATGGTATTTTTTAACAAAAAAACAATTACCTATTACCCCTAAAAAGACAGCAGAAGAGATAGAGCTTTCTATTACTTATTATCCACCAGATAAAAGACGCAGGGATACAGATAATTGCAAGGCAGCGATTAAAGGCGGCCTTGACGGATTAGCCTTAGCGATAGGGATTGATGATAGGTATTTTTCTTATGGCTACGAGCGCAAGGGACAAGTAAGAGAGGGCGGAGAGATAGAAATACAAATTAAATTCTAGGCGCATAAAATATGCGTATAACTCAAATATAAGGAATGTATGCACCTAGATTTTACCTTAACAAAAGGAACAAAAGGATTTTTATTATATCCTTACCGCATAATGCTTGTCAATTACAAATTAAGCTCTACCCTATTGTTTTAGATTGGGGCAATGGCAGGCTTTAAAACCTTTTTTAAAGATTGCACCAGAAACGGAAGTTAAAGAATCGCAATACGAAAACACAACCTTACCGTTAAAAGTTGCACCCTCAGCCGAGGTTAAAGAATTGCAACAGTCAAACACAACCTTACCGTTAAAAGTTGCATCAGCAAGCGAAGTTAAAGAATAGCACCACGAAAACTCAACATTACCATTAAAAGTAGTGCCAGCAACCGAGGCGAAAGACTTGCAAGACACAAACTCAACATTACCATTAAAAGTAGAGCTAGCAACCGACACTAAAGAATCGCATTCATAAAAATCAACATAAACATTAAAAGTAACACCTTCAAGCGAGGCTAAGGAATCGCACCGAAAAAAATCAACATAACCGTTAAAAGTGACACCTTCAAGCGAAGTCAAAGAATCGCACCGAAAAAACTCAACATCTTTTTTAAAAATTATCTTATCCCCTTCAACTTCTACAACATCAGCCCCAAATTCTGCCAAGGCTACTTTGTCTAGTTGGCCGTTTTTTATATCTTCATCTGTAATTTTTATAATCATTATTTTAACTCCTCTCTTATAATTTGAACATTTCTTTTAAACAATCCAAGATCAGGCAACTTTAAAGACTTACACTTAACAAAACTAACATTATCGTAAAAAAAGGCATCATTCACCGAACGCAAGGAATCGCATCCATGAAAACTAACGCAACCTTTAAAAATAGAGTTAGAAACTGAAGATAAAGATCTACACCAATTAACAAAAAGATGACCGTTAAAAGTAGTATCAGCAACCGAGGTTAAAGAATCGCAATGCGCAAACTCAACATTAAGGTTAAATTGTCCGCCATGAACGGAGGCTAAAGAATTGCAATGAAGAAATTGAACATTACTGTTAAAAGTTGCGTTGCGGAGCGAGTCTAAAGAATCGCAATAGAAAAACCTAATATTGCTATTCTTATCCTCAGAACTTTGAAAAAAAACACCCTGAAGCGACTTTAAAGAGTAGCAACAGTCAAACGTAACATCATTGTAAAAAAAAATCTTACTGCCATCAATTCTGACAGTATTACCGCTTAGCCTAGCCAAGGCTTCTTTATCTAACTTACCGCCTGTTATATATTTATCTGTTATTTCTATCATTATTTTTTCTCCTATTGTTTTAGATTGGGGCAGCTATGAGCTTCAAAGCCTTTTTTAAAGGTTGCACCAGCTACTGAGGCTAAATAATTGCAATAAAAAAACTCAACGCCACCGTTAAAAACAGCATCAGAAACCGAGGCTAAAGAAATACAAGAAATAAACTCAGCATCACCGTTAAAAGTAGCACCAGCCACTGAGCTTAAATTGCGGCACTCTCTAAACAAAATCATTTTGTTAAAAGTAGCACCAGCAGCGGAGCTTAAAGAATCGCAATCCCAAAACCTAACAGCACCGTTAAAAGTAGTACCAGCAACTGACACTAAAGAATCACAACGATCAAACTTAACATTACCGTTAAAAGTAGCACTCTCGACAGAGGTTAAAGACTTGCATTCATAAAACTCAACCTCAGTTTTAAAAATTATCTTATCGTCTTGAAACTCGACTGCATCAGCCCCTAGCAAGGCCAAGGCTTCTTTTTTTATTTTGCCGTCTTTTATATCTTCATTTGTTATTTTTATAATCATTATTCTAACTCCTATTGTTTTAGATTGGGGCAGTGTTTAGCTTCAAAGCCTTTTTTAAAGGTTGCACCATCAACTGAGGCTAAAGAGTTACAATGCCAAAATTCGACATCACCGTCAAAAGTTGCACCAGAAACCGAGGCTAAAGAATCAGACCAGGCAAACTCAACATCACCATTAAAAACGGCACCAGAAACCGAGGCTAAAGAATAGCAATACCAAAACCGAACCTCACCGTTAAAGGTAGCACCAGAAACCGAGGTTAAAGACTCGCAATGCCAAAACTGAACCTCACCGTTAAAGGTAGCACCAGTAAGCGAGGTTAAAGACTCGCAATACAAAAACTCAACATTACCATTAAAAACGGCACCAGAAACCGAGGTTAAAGAATAGCAATGTTCAAAATCAACGTCACCCTTAAAAGTTGCACCAGCAAGCGAGGTTAAAGAATAGCAACACGAAAACGCAACATCACTTTTAAAAATTATCTCAACGCCTTCAATTTCTACAACATCATCTCCAAATTCTGCCAAGGCTTCTTTATCTAGTTGACCATCTTTTATGTGTTCATCTGTTATTTTTATTATCATTATTCTAACTCCTATTGTTTTAGATTGGGGCAATTGTAAGCTCTAAAGCCTTTTTTAAAGGTTGCATCAGCAACGGAGATCAAAGATTTGCAACTTTCAAATTTAACATTACCGTTAAATGTAATGTCGTAAACAAAGAATAAATTATTACACTCAAAAAATTCAACATCACCGTTAAAAGTAATCCCAGTAACAGAGGCTAAAGATTTGCAGTAAGTAAAATGAACTCTACCATTAAAAGTGGCTCCAGAAAGCGAGGTTAAAGACTCGCAAAGATAAAACTTAACATCACCGTTAAAAGTAGATCCAGCAACTGAAGTTAAATATTTGCAGTAAGAAGACTTAACATTACCGTAAAAAGTAGTACCATCAACCGACTTTAAAGAATTGCAATTTTCAAAATCAACCTCACCCTTAAAAACAGTGCCATCAACTGAGGCTAAAGAATCGCACCACAAAAACACAACCTCACCTTTAAAAGTTACTCCAGATACCGTAGCTAACGAATTGCAATGCAAAAAAGCAACACGACGGTTGAACACAGCTCCTTTAACAGAGGTTAAAGAGTTACATCTATCAAAATATACATTATTGTTAAAAGTAGCACCATCAAGCGAGGCTAAAGAATCGCACGGCAAAAAAAGAACATTACCATTAAAAGTAGTGCCAGAAAGCGAGGTTAAAGACTTACACCAACTAAACCCTACATCACTTTTAAAAATTATCTCATCGCCTTCAATTTCTACAACATCAGCCCCTAGCAAGGCCAAGGCTTCTTTGTTTATTTTTCCGTTTTTTATGTATTTATCTGTTATTTTTATAATCATTATTCTAACTCCTCTTGTTTTAGATTATTGCATTTGTAAGCTTTAAAGCCACATTTAAAAATAGCATTGTCAACTGAGGCTAAAGAGTTACACCTATAAAAACTAACTTTATTATAAAAAACCGCACAATCAACCGAGGCTAAAGACTCGCACCCATAAAATTCAACATAACGATAAAAAATAATGCCGGCAACCGAGGCTAAAGACTCGCACACCCAAAACTTAACAATACCATTAAAAACCGTACCAGCGAGCGACGATAAAGAATCGCAAAACAAGAAAACAACATCACTATTAAAAACAGAATCAGAAACAGAAACTAAAGCAGGGCAATCCAAAAACCGAACATTACCATTAAAAGTAGCATCAGAAACAGATTTTAAATAAGTGCAATCTCTAAATAAGACCATATTGTTAAAAATTACTTTTGCAAGTGAACCTATAGAGTTAATAATCCACTCCCCATTATCTTGATAAGCATCAAACTTAACATCAGTTTTAAAAATTATTCTATCACCTTGAATTTCTACAACATCATCTCCAAATTCTGCCAAGGCTTCTTTATCTAGTTGACCATCTTTTATGTGTTCATCTGTTATTTTTATTATCATTATTCTAACTCCTCTATTTTAAGATTAGGGCAGCTGTCTGCCTTAAAGCTTTTTTTAAAAGTAGCACCAGCGACCGAGGTTAAAGAATAGCACCACGAAAACTTAACATTACCCTTAAAAGTAGCACCAGCAACTGAGGTTAAAGAATCGCAATCCCAAAATTCGACATCACCGTTAAGCGTAGCACCAGAAACCGAGGCTAAAGAATTGCACAAAACAAACTCAATATTACCATTAAATGTAACACCCTCAACAGAGGTTAAAGAATCGCAATCTCTAAACTTAACATCACCGTTAAAAGTTGCACCCGAAACGGAGGCTAAAGAATAGCACCAACCAAACCAAACATCATCATTAAAAGTAACACCATCAAGCGAGGCTAAAGAATAGCACCAACCAAACCAAACATCATCATTAAAAGTAACACCATCAAGCGAGGCTAAAGAATTGCACCTCCAAAACTTAACACAACCGTTAAAAGTGACGCCTTCAAGCGAAGTCAAAGAATCGTGCCGCCAAAACTCAACACCTTTTTTAAAAATTATCTTATCCCCTTCAATTTCTACAACATCATCTCCAAATTCTGCTAAGGCTGCTCTATCTAACTGACCGTCTTTTATATCTTGGTCTGTTATTTTTATAATCATTATTTTATCTCCTGTTGCTATTAACTTAACCGTAAGTTAATATATTTTAATTCCACTGTCAACACTAAGTTATACTTTTTTTATATCGAGTGTTGACATTAGTTTTATAGTGGTTTATCATTTTAAGATTAGATTAATATTAATCAAGGGGTAAAATAATGCTTACGTTAGAATATATACAAAAACAACTCAAGATCATAAATATCAAAAAAGCAGCGCGTGAGACAGGCATGTCTTATATGACCTTTTACAAAATCAGAGACGGGAAAATAGCTAATCCAAAATACCATACTTTACTAGCTATTGAGGAGTATTTGAAACAAGAAGGTAAGTAAAATAATGCAAAAAGAATTAGGCTGGATATGCTTGCATAGAGCTTTGCTGCAGTGGGAGTATTACAGCGATATCAGCACTACAAGGCTATGGATACACTGCTTGCTAAAGGCTTCTCATAAAGATTTTATATACAAAAATATTGAAGTGCGTAAAGGCAGTTTCTGGACAACTTTACCCAAGCTTCAGAGCGAAACTAAGATGAGCACGCAAACGTTACGCAACAGCCTAAGCAAGCTAAAGTTATCGGGCAATATAGAGGATATTGCCACTAATAAATATCGTTTAATATCAGTAGTTAATTTTCAAAAATACCAATTTGGGGAATTAAGCCAACAGGCAAGCCAACAGGCAAACCAACAGGCAAACCAACAGGCAAACTACCAGCAAATCAAAGGGCGACAAGGGGATGTCCAACAGACAAACCAACAGACAAACCAACAGACAGCTATATATATAGATAAACAACAAGATAAACAAATAAGTATTATAGAAAAAGAAATAATTAAAGAAAAAGAAACTATTTTAGGTAGCTTAATACCACTTGCGGATATGGTTAATTCTTGGAATCAGATTATCCAAAAAACAATCGCTCCTAAGACTCGTGGAGTAATCCTCACAACACCACGCAGACAAAAATTAACAGCACGTTGGAACAACGAATTACACAAAAATTACCAAAACTGGTTAGCTTATCTTGATCAAATCGCTGCAACCCCTTTCCTCATGGGCGATAATACACAAGGTTGGGCTGTTAGTTTTGATTGGGCTATAAACCCCTCAAACTTTGCCAAAGTCATGGAAGGCAGATACGGCAGAACTCTTAAAAAAGAATTGTCTAGAGAGGAAAAAATACAACAAATGCAAGCAAACTTACAGGAGAAAATAACATGCAAATTGCTGAATTCTTAGTTAATATCAATGATTTATACAGGCCACAACTAACCAGCGCACAGCAAGAATTTTACCGCGATTTTCTTAAAAACTTTACTGATCATCAGTTAGGCGAGCTATGGACTAAAACCGCAGAAACACACCAACATACAAGCCCCCCTTCAATCGGGAAGCTTAAGGACTATTCCGCAGGAGTTAGCAAGCTTAAAGTTGTAAGCGATCAACAAAATCAAGGGTTAGAAAGACTTACAGAGCTGGAAATACTCAACACGCCACTAGGTAGACTTGCGTTAAAAGAAGGTTGGGCAGATAGCTATATCAGATCATGCAAAGCAAACGGCATTCCAGATCAAGGATTTAATAAACACTTGGAATATCAAACGCTTAAGCATAAAGCGGAAGAAGCTTTTAAAACACTTAATCCAGATTCAATACTTGATAAGCCGTTGATAAATCTTTATAATTCCATGCGCAAGAAAAATGAAGATCTGAAAAATAAATATGCTCATTTATGGCAAGATGTTCTTATCGATTATGTAGAAATGTAAAATTGAATGTGAAGAGTGGTATTAAAATCGATTTGTTGCCACTTTTTAGAAGGATACAGAAGAAAATAAAAGGTTTTTGATAATTGGTACCAGAAAACAAAATTAAGGCCTTGTAGGGGCTAAAAAGCCCCCTTAAGGTTTTTATAAAATGTTGGCAAAAAATATTATCAGTAACCACATTATCCCGATAACCGTAAAACCAGAAGCAAAAATAATACTTAAAATTTTTACTAGTTCTATATAAAATTTCATATTCCGCATCCTTGTATATTGATGTAAAAAGCGTACACTTCATTTACAATTAAAACTATTGCAAGCAAAGTTAAAAAACACAAGTTAATAGTTAGTAAACAATCTATTTTTTTTGTCATAATTTTTCTCTTTTTTTTTATTGTTGTTTTATTGTTTTTCGTTTCAATGCATCGTGAAATCTGTCCAGAGTATAAAGCTTGTTTAATTGATCTTGTTTTTGATAACTTATACCTCTCATATCGTAAAACCAGTTTAGTAAATCTTTGTCTAAATCTAGAAGTTGCATTTCTTTTTTATTTTTTAACATCACAAAAACCCCATGTAAAAATTTCTTTTTTTAATTCCTTGCTTGCACCATTTTTAGCACAATCAGTTAGCATCCTTAAAGCATCTAACCTTTTTTGATTAGTGCATTTTAGTATTATTTTTGTTGCTAAACTATTCATTCTATTATCTCCTTTTATTTTTAACTAATTCTAAATATTTGCGGCTACTATCGCAAGTATATACTCCATGCTGACAGGATAAACAAAATTTCATATCTGCTAACAATTCCCTTTCTGTTTTGTTTCTAATGTCTATTTTCATTATTTTTACTCCCCCCTCTAGTAATATCCGCAACAATCCATTCATAACGTAGCCACGAAAATATTAAGAATATTAAGGCAACTACTAAAATTCCAATGAGAGTTGCTAACCAAAGTCCATAAGCACCGTAATTATTAATCCATTCTATTATCAGAATCATTCTAGAAGCTCCTTTTGTTTTTGTTTAAAATATAAACTATTAACTATTAACTATTAACATACATAGTTACACACATGTTCTACCGCATCTTTTCGAGTCCAAGAATAATTATGATAATCATCAAAACCATTTTCACTAACAGTTTTCCATACAGTCTTTTTACCTATTTTTTCTAAAAATTTGATAGCGGCTCTAACCATTTCTAAATCATCTAAATCTGGATTTAAATCTGGATCTAACTCTAACTCTAAATCTGGATATAACTCTAAATCTAAAAAAAGATCTTTTAAGAAAGGAATTAAATCTTCTGTCTTATCTTTAAAATCTTCTTCTGTTTCTATAAAAATTTTATCTCTTGTGATTGAGCAATTGTTATATATATCTTGTAAGATGTCTGATATTTTCAATTTAGTTGAGTGAAAAGAGCTATCATAAAATTTGCGATTGCTTGATACATTCCTGTAAACATCTATTGAAAATCCAGATTTACTTATTTTTAATTTGCTAAAACTATATGTCATTTAAAATGCTCCTTTTGTTTTGTTTTCTATAAACATAGAATATACTCAAGTTATACTTAAGTCAATAGCTGGTTATACTTTTTCTGTATTTTATTGCACTTTTTTTAATAATCTTGTAATTACAAGGGTTTATGTGATATGATTAATTATTAAAAAATGGAGGTAGTAAAAAATATGAATTATTTAATCAAAACAAAAGGACTATTTGTAACAAGTTCATCAGGCGTATTTTCAAGCAAACCATACGAACTAGACTTTTTGTTAAATATCAACGATAAAAACTTATGTTTACAAGTCATACGTAAATCTTTACTTGATGATCGTTTGAAAGAAAGAAACGAAAACTATAGATATTTTCGAACCTGCGAAATTATATCAATTTCAGAAGCTAACAACAAAAATAATAGTGAATTAAATGATACAGAGCTGTCCAAATTAATGGCGGATGCTATAACCTTAAATTGTGTACCGCAAAACATTACACAATACACAACAAATGATCAAAAAGTAAAAGCGTTAAAAAAAGCTTTGCAAATGTCAAAAATGAGGGCGAAAAGAAAAGTAAATAATCAAGATTTTAATGAATTAAATTAATTAATAAGTATCAAAAAACCTAAAAAATGAGTCTGTTCTATGGCAAGTGGTGGAAAAAGGGAAAATTCCGGTAGAAGAAAAGGCGTAAAAAATATCTTATGCGATAAATACCGAGATTTAATAGCCGAAAGTAACCCTATTGAATTTTTAATAAACGCTTTTACAAAAGGGTATATATTAACTCCTGACATGTCCGGACAGATTTTAACATATCGCGAACGTTGCGACATTGCTAGAGATTTGTTAAAAAAAATCATGCCGGATTTAAAAGCTATCGATCATCAGGGAGATATTAGCCTTGACGGCAATATAGATAGCTCTATCACTGTTAAATTTATTACCGCGGAAGCAAAAAAAACAGAGTAATCAATGCAAATTATTGTTCCCGAAGTTTTCAAAGAGTTATTTGTACGGAATAAATACAGATATAAGGTTTTTTATGGCGGCCGCGGTGGCGCAAAGTCTCACGCGGTCGCAACTGCTTTTATTGTTATGGGTATGCAGGAAACTTTAAGGATTGTATGCGCGCGCGAAATACAGAAATCGATAAAAGGCTCAGTACACACGCTTTTAAAAGATATTATTGTAAAATATGAGTTGCAAGCGTTTTACGAGGTCCAAGAGGCTTGCATTCGCGGCAAAAACGGCACGGAGTTTATATTTAGAGGGCTGAAACATAACGCAGAAGATCTAAAATCGCTTGAAGGAGCTGATTTTTTGTGGATTGAAGAGGCTGCAAACGTATCAAATAAGTCTTACGAAACTGTTATACCAACTATTCGAAAAGAAAATAGCGAAATTTGGATAACTTTTAACCCAAGAAACGCAACGGATCCAACTTACAAAAGATTTATAGCTACTAAAAGCCCAGATGTTTATTGCAAAAAAGTTTCTCACGCGGACAACCCATTTTTTCCTGATGTCTTAAGAAAAGAAATGGAAAAATTAAAAGCTGATGATTTTGAGGCTTATTTGCACGTATGGGAAGGTGAACTAGATACTAGACATTCAGGCGCAGTACATGCAAAAGCGATAGCAAAAGCGCGCGAAGAAGGGAGAGTGACAACTTTTTACTATGATCCTAACTATGAAGTGTTTACCGCTTGGGATTTAGGTTACGGAGATTCCACAACTATTTGGTGGCTGCAATTTGTCGGGAGGGAGTTACGCTGGATAGATTATTACGAGAATAGCGGAGAATTATTAGAGCATTACGCCAAGGTAATAAAAGAAAAAGAATATAATTATATTCGTTGCGGCCATTTTTTACCGCATGACGGGGCCGCTAAAAATATACGTGGTGAATCGCCTGAGCAACAGCTTAAGCAAATGGGCATACACACAAATATTATACCAAGAGCTACAGATCTACGATCAGAAAGAGACTTACTTAATAACACAATTGCATATTCTGTATTTAATGATAAAAAATGTTCAGATGGATTACTTGCACTAGAAAGTTATCATTTTGAATATGATGAAGACAGAGGATGTTTTAAAAGAGAGCCGGAACATGATTGGTCAAGTCATGCTTGCGATGCAGCAAGATACGCAGCAATCGCCGCAAAAAAAATAAAAGGTGGTTTATTTTCTCAGACGCCTATAGAAATAAAAAATAAATCCGCAGGATTGCAGACTATTTCACGATTTAAAAATCAAGTAAAAACAAAAGAATTGAGATCATGGCGATAAGTTGTTATTATGTATTAATTTTAATAAGGTATTTTTTATGGCAGTAGCAACATCAACAGCAGTAGGAGTCGCGGCGGCGGCTGGTCTAGCTGGTGGCGCAACATATGCGAGTCGCCAGGCAGCGAGACAACAACAAAGAATGTCACGAGAGCAAGAGCAAGCAAATTCAGCGGCCGCAGCAAGAGCAGCCGCCGATAAGAAAGCAGCTGATGATAAAATAGCAAACGCAGCAGCAGAAGCAGAGAAAACGAAAGCAGCTGAATTAGAGGAAAGCAGGAGATCAGCAATTAGCAACTATCTAGCAGCTGAAGGAGATCAAGGAACATCACGCCGTAGATTTTTAGTAGGGGCAAAATAATGAGTCAGTATAAGTATGTGAAAGATAAGTTCGAGGCTATGAAAACTGAACGCTCTAATTTTGATGTAATGTATCAAGTACTAGGCGAATATATATCTTTGATTAAGCAAAACTTTCAAGGGCAACCAGCAAAAGGTGAATTTTTAACAGATAGAATTTATGATGCTACAGCAGTATTTGCTGCTCAAAATGCCGCGAGCTCAATTCTTGGCTTGTTATGGCCCGGAACAGCAAAGCAAGCTATAGAGCTAATAAAACCCGATGACATGGACGAAAGCACAGATTTAGACAAATTTTATGAAGATCTAACAAATATAACAGTTCGGGCAATGGACGACCCCAAAGCAAATTTAGTTTTAGCTCTAGATGAGTATATGTTAGATCAGTTAATATTTGGTACTTCAGGCGTGGGAGTTGAGAAGGGAAAACGCTCAAAGTTATTCTATAAATCGCATGGTGTAAAAGTTGTTTATTTAGATGAGGGCCAAGACGGTATAGTAGACACCATTGCATTGTTTTATGAGTGGGAGCCGCATAGAGTAGTAGCAGAGTATGGCGAGAATAACGTATCTGAAAAAACACGCAAGGCAGCGGCGAGTAATAGCAAAGAGCCTGTACAAATATTGATAATGATTCAGCCGCGCAAAGAAAAAAAGGCTCAGCTTGGTAAACTATCAATGACTTACGAGTCAATCCACTTGGAATATAGCACTTGTTCACTTTTGCGTGAAGAAGGTTTTCACGAGCTACCTATCGCAATGACGCGATTTAAAAAAGTGACTTATGAAAAGCAAGGCAGAAGTTTGGGCATGAATGCCATAGCTGATATCAAAGAAGCTAATATTTTAAGAGAATCATATATTGTTGCCGTTGAAAAAAATAACGATATGCCGCTTGGTGTTATGGATGACGGTATTCTTGGCGGTGGCTATATAGACACTTCCGCAAGAGCCGTGAACGTGTTCAATGCATCTGCAAATATAGGGAATAGTCCTCCGGTTTTTGAGATAGGAACAAAGACAGATCTCGGTTATCTTGAAGCTAGGCTACAAAAATTAGAAGAAACTATCGCCAAGCATTTTGGCTTAGATAGATTGTTAGATTTCAATAACGATACTCAGATGACTTTTGGAGAAGCGCAAATCAGAGAGCAAATTAGAATGTCTTCTTTAATTGGTTTATTTGCACGACAATTAAACGAGCTGTTTACACCTCTTGTAGAGCGCACGGTAAATATTTTATGGCGCATGGGAGAGTTTGGGGTAATTAAAGGTAGTATCGAGGAAGAGGAAAGAATAGCGCAGGGTTTGCCTGTTACTTACTTACCAGATGTGATACAAGATAGGCTAAAAAAAGGCGAGGAAGTATATAATATCAATTACAAAACTAAAGCCGCCAACGCTTCTAAAGCAGAGGAATATATAGCAATTATTGACGTCATGACCTTTGCGAGTCAAGCAATAACTTTTGACCCTTCTATTATGCATAGAATAGATTTGCATGAGGCTATAAAAAAACTTGGTAATATCCGGGCTTTGCCGGCTGGAATAATAAGAGCAGATGATAAAGTAGAGGAACTAATGCAACAAGAACAGGAGCGTATGCAGCAACAGCAGGAATTAGCATCAGCTCAACAAATGGCAGAAACATATCAAGCGGCCGCAAAAGGAGATTCTTTACTAAAATGAAAGAGATAGATCAAGAAAGTTTGATACAAGCAATTAATCAGGTTGCGGCAACAGCAGCAGGGAAAATACTATTTGCATCATTAAAAGATGTTTGCATGTGGGATGAGACTATACTAGCTTCAGATTGTCCGGCCACATCACATTTTTATGCAGTTCAGCGCGGTTTATATGGGCGATTTAGAAAGCATATAAAAGTGGAATTTTTAAAAGAAATTGAGTTCAATTATTCGTTTAGGAGGAAAAATGACGGAGACAATAGCAGCGGAAACAACACCGGTAACAGTAGATTTAGGCGCGGCGGCAAGTCAGCAGCAACAAGCGTCTAGTTTCTCAATCCCTGAGCAGTATCAAGGTAAAGGTTGGGCTGAAAAGATAAAATCAACAGATGATTTATTTAAGGCATACGATCACTCGCAGCAACTTATTGGAAAAAGACCGGCGGGGATACCAACAGCAGATGCTAGTGATGATGAGTGGAATCAGTTTTACAAAGCTATGGGGCGTCCTGATGAGCCTATATATGATTTTCCAGAGGTGGAGGGCTTACCAGAGGGATTTGATGCATCTGCATATAAAGAAACAGCCGCCAAGATTATGCATGAGGCAGGTTTAACGCCAAAACAAGCAAGTAAATTATATCAATCCTTTATGAATAATGAAAAAGAAAGTGCAGGAAAGCAGCAAGAGCAGCATTTAGCGCGTCAAAAAGAATTAGATGCACAGTTTGAAAATTTAACAAAAGAACATTTTGGAGATGATATAGACAAATATACAGAGCTAACAAAAACGGAATTTGAGAAGTTTGTACCTCAATCTTTGAAGCAATCTTTTAGTAAAATTCAAGATATGCCTGATGTGTTAACTGCATTAATGGCTTACACAAAAGGCAAGCAATCAGAAATAGAGCGCGTTAAAAAAGCGTACGGAGATGAAGGTACGGTTGTTACAGGTTCTCAAGCAAAAAGCCAAAGTATTGATGATATAAGATCAGAGTTAGCAAGTATGAACATATCGAAAGCAGCACAAGATTTTACGCATATTGACCATAAAAAAACAATGGCAAGAATTGATGAATTAAGATCTATGGTAGCAAGACATTATGCGCCAAAGTAAAAACTATTGAAATATAGTTATTTTTTGTGTATAATATGCGTTGGTGGATACCTTATAAAGCCCACTCGAGACAGGAAAATACCTGAGATTGCGCCCGTGTTAATGGATACCGCATCGAATTAATAATTCTTTGTAAATCAATTTAATATAGGAGTACTACTTATGGTAGCTACAATAGATCAAGCTCTCATTATAGAGTTTTCAGACAAAGTTCACCTTGAAGCGCAACAAATGCAATCACGTTTAAAGCCATATGTGGAAATTAAGCAAATGACTGGGGATGTATTTGCGTATGATGGCTTAGGCCGCGTAGATGCGAGAGAAGTCGCAGAACGTAACGCGGTTGCAAGTTTCGATACTATAGCGCATAACAGACGAAAAATGATACGTAAGCGCTTTGTAAT